ACTTCTTTTAAAACCACTTTCAAAAAGCAAACAAATGATACTTTACGAGCGCAAGGTGGTAACAGTTCACTAAATATATTTGATGAAGTTCATACCTATGGCGAAGATATAACAGAATCAGTCAATAAAGGTTCACGTCAAAAACAAGATAACTGGCAAAGTATTTACATTACTTCTGGTGGACTTAAACGAGACGGTTTATATGATAAACTTGTTGAACGCTTCAAATCAGAAGAAGAATTTTACAATGATAGGTCGTTCGGCTTGCTTTACATGCTAGAAAATCATGAGCAGGTCAAAGATAAGAAGAATTGGACTATGGCATTACCGCTTATTGGTAACGTTCCTAAGTGGTCAGGAGTTATTGAAGAGTATGAGCTTGCGCAAGGAGACCCAGCGTTACAGAATAAGTTCTTAGCGTTTAATATGGGCTTGCCTATGCAGGACACAGCTTACTACTTCACTCCGCAAGATACTAAACTAACAGAATTCAATTTATCTGTATTTAATAAAAATAGAACTTATGTCGGAATTGACTTATCCTTAATTGGCGATTTAACCGCTGTGTCGTTCGTTTGTGAGTTAGAGGGTAAAACTTACAGTCATACACTTACTTTCTCTGTACGGTCGCAATATGAGCAACTGGACACAGAACAACAAGAGTTATGGACTGAATTCGTTGACAGAGGCGAACTAATCTTACTTGATACGGAATACATTAATGTAAATGACTTAATACCATATATTAATGACTTTAGAACTAAGACAGGGTGCAGACTTAGAAAAATTGGATATGACCCAGCTCGCTATGAAATTTTAAAAGGTTTGATTGAGCGTTATTTCTTTGATAAAGACGGAGATAACCAAAGAGCAATTAGACAAGGTTTCTCGATGAATGACTATATTAAACTATTAAAATCTAAGCTAGTCGAAAACAAACTTATCCATAACCAAAAAGTTATGCAATGGGCTTTAAATAATACTGCTGTTAAAATCGGACAAAGTGGGGACTATATGTATACTAAAAAACTTGAAAAAGATAAAATTGACCCTACTGTTGCCTTGACAATGGCGTTAGAAATGGCGGTGTCAGATGAAGTATAACGTTGACACAGTAAGAGAGAGTGGCTGGTACAATAAAAAAGAATGGTTGGCAGTCCGTGATTATGTAAGACAACGTGACAAAATGACTTGCGTAAGATGTGGCGCATTCGGTGCTAAAAAATACGAAGTAGACCATATTATTGAACTAACGTGGGAAAATCTTGATGATTGGGAAATAGCGCTGAACCCTGATAACCTACAACTCCTTTGTAAGTCTTGCCATAACAAGAAAACAGGCGAGTATAAACGAGGGAAAGGCGTTAGTTTATGGTAGAAAGGGGAAAAATTGAACTTATTCGGAAAAGTGGTATCATTTTCACGTGGAAAACTAAACAATGATACTCAAAGAGTCACAGCGTGGCAAAACGAAGCGGTAGAATATACAAGTGCCTTTGTGACTAACATTCATAATAAAATCGCTAATGAAATAACAAAAGTAGAATTTAATCATGTAAAATATAAAAAAGATGAGGCTGGTTCTGATCCTTTGATTAGTAGGGCAGGTTCTGATTTAGATGAGGTCCTCAATTGGAGCCCTAAGGGCGAACACAATAGCATGGAGTTTTGGCAGAAAGTAATTAAAAAGTTACTATGCACGCGCTATGTTGACCTGTACCCTGTATTTGACCGTGAAACGGGCGATCTAGCAAACTTACTGCTTACTAATGATGGAAAAGAATATAAACCTGAAGAATTAGTAAGGCTTTTCAGTCCTTTTTATATCAATGAAGACACAAGTATTTTAGATAATGCTCTAGCTAGTATTCAAGCTAAGCTGGAACAAGGTAAATTGCGTGGCTTGTTGAAAATTAATGCCTTTCTTGATATTGATAATACACAAGAGTATCGAGAAAAAGCCTTAACAACAATAAAGAATATGCAAGAGAGTTCGAGTTACAACGGTTTGACGCCAGTTGATAACAAGACGGAAATTGTAGAACTTAAAAAAGATTATTCTGTTTTAAACAAAGATGAAATTGACCTTATTAAATCTGAACTTTTGACAGGTTATTTTATGAATGAAAATATTTTGCTTGGTACTGCTACGCAAGAACAACAAATTTATTTTTACAACTCCACTATCATTCCTTTACTGATTCAACTTGAAAAGGAACTGACTTATAAACTGATTTCAACAGGCCGCAGACGAATAAATAAGGATAATTTATATTATGAACGCATAATCGTAGATAACCAGCTATTCAAGTTTGCAACTTTGAAAGAATTAATTGACTTGTATCATGAAAATATTAACGCTCCTATTTTTACAGTGAATCAACTTCTTGTTAAAATGGGCGAGCAACCAATCGAGGGTGGAGATATTTACCTAACTAACCTTAATGCAGTTGCTGTTAAAAATCTAAGTGACCTACAAGGCAGTAGAAAGGACGTAACAAGCACAGATGAAACTAATAACCAATAGTGCTGAAATTAAAGTGACTGAAAACGAGGACGGTTCTAAGTCGTTCCAAGGTATTGGGTCAGAAGTTGGTGTAGAGAACCGTAATGGTATTATCTTGACTCCTAACTGTATTGAGTTTGCTAGAGAACGATATCCATTGCTATATGAACATGGTGCTGGATCTAGCGAAGTCATTGGGGACGCGAAAGTTTATTATGACTTAGCTTCTAATAAATACCTGACTGACTTTACGCTTTACGACAATGCACCAAACATTAATAAGGCTGTTGAAAATGGCGCTTTTGACTCACTATCAATTGCCTATTACATCACAGATTATACTTTTGATGATAATGACGCTCTAGTTGTAAATAAAGCACAGTTTAAAGAGATTTCTCTTGTTTCAGTACCAGCAGACCCTAACGCAAAATTTATTCAAAACGCGCTAGGCGAAGAGCTCACAGAAGAACGCAACAAAATTATTGAAAGCCGTAACGCTTTGAAAGAAATTGAGGATATTAAAAAGAAATATGAATAAACCTGATTTAATCGAAAAACAAAATCGCTTAGCAGAACTTAAAGAAAATAACGTATCTTTAAAATCTCAAATTAGTGGCTTTGAAGTAAAAAACGCAATTGAAGACTTGCCAAAAGTACAAGAATTAGAAAAAACACTTTCAGAAAATTCAATTGAAATTATCAAAATTGAGAACGAACTTAACGCACAGGAAGAAAAAACAAAAGGAAACGCTAAAATGACAAACTTTATTGAATCACAAAACGCTGTAACAGAATTTTTCGATGTATTGAAAAAGAACTCTGGAAAATCAGAAATTAAAAACGCTTGGAATGCAAAACTTGCTGAAAATGGTGTAACTATCACAGACAAAACTTTTGAGCTTCCGCGCAAATTGGTTGACTCAATCAACACAACTTTGTTAAATGCTAACCCAGTATTCAAAGTCTTCCATGTTACAAATGTTGGGGCTTTGCTTGTATCACGCTCATTTGATTCAGCTGATGAAGCACAAGTTCACAAAGACGGACAACAAAAAACAGAGCAGGCAGCTACACTCACTATTGACACTCTTGAACCTGTAATGGTTTATAAATTGCAATCACTTGCTGAACGTGTTAAACGACTTCAAATGTCATATTCTGAACTTTACAACTTGATTGTAGCAGAACTTACACAAGCTATCGTAAACAAAATTGTTGACCTTGCTCTTGTTGAGGGAGACGGAACAAACGGCTTTAAATCAATTGACAAAGAAGCAGACGCTAAAAAAATCAAAAAAATTACTACAAAAGCCAAATCAGCCGGCAAAACTCCATTTGCTGACGCTATTGAAGAAGCGGTTGACTTTGTTCGCCCTACTGCTGGTCGTCGTTATTTGATTGTTAAAGCAGAAGACCGTAAAGCCTTGTTAGATGAGTTACGTCAAGCGACTGCAAATGCTAACGTTCGTATTAAAAACGATGATACTGAAATTGCTTCTGAAGTTGGAGTAGATGAAATCATTGTCTACACAGGATCAAAAGCACTCAAACCTACTGTATTAGTAGACCAAAAATATCACATTGATATGCAAGACCTTACTAAAGTTGACGCATTTGAATGGAAAACTAATAGCAACATGATTTTGGTTGAAACACTAACAAGCGGTCATGTCGAAACTTATAACGCTGGTGCAGTAATTACAGTAGCATAAGAATAAAATGGAGGAAGTAAATGATAGATTATATTAAGGTCTATTGTGGTATTCCGATTTTAGTAACAGCTTATGATAGTAAGCTTATACTATTCCGTTCTATAGCTATTAAATTGCTAGAAAAAAATGGTATTAAAGCTGACGAAACAAGTGTATTAGTGAAGGAATTTATCTCTTGTTATTGTCGGCTTAATATTGTTGATGAACCAGCAGAACAATGGCGAAATGCTGAAATGAAACGTTTGGATTCTTTGCAAGAGTTAATGTATTATGGAGGTATTTAATGATATTCTCACAAGTTACATTACAGGTAGAAACGACTGTTAAGAAGAAGAACGGTGCTGAAGCTAATGTTATAAAGCCTATCGCTTTACCAGCAGTTAAACAGAGAATTAGTCAGACAAGACTTGATGAGTTTTCTATGATTGGGCTAGGTAAAAACGTAAGATACGAGCTTAACGGAATCGGAGAAATGGAAGACTTGATTTTCAACTATTTCTTAGACGAAAAAGGCAACACTTTCAAGCGTACAACATGGGAAAGAGACCCTAAGAATAATAAGGTGATTTTAGAGGGGGTCGTGAGCAACGGGATATGAAAGATTATAAATTTTATAAAAATGATTATTTAGTATTTTCTGACGGTAGAGTTTATAGTTTTAAAAGTCATTATGTTCAATTTGGGGACGAGGTAAGTAATGGAATTTGATTCTTATATAGATTGGTACAACAATTTGCTTACAATGCCTCTAAATGACATTATTTTAGGCGTTAAGGACACGATAGAAGACAAGACGGTATATTTATCGCTTAGTGATTCAAAGGTGCTTAAAATGGATAATACGAGCTTTGTCATGGGTTACTATTATCAAGTTGTTTTGTCTGTTAAAGATGTTGACGATGAACTTGTCAGACTAGTCGGAGATGTTTTACGAGACGGTTGGAATATGACGAACTGGTCAGAAAACAGCCATTTGTACAATTATACTGGAACGGTTTATTTGCCTTGTGGCGCAAGTGGTCAACCATGGCAATGAATTTACTTAATACAGCAAGCATAGCTAAAGAAATGCAAACTAAAGTAACAGAACGCATGGGCGATTGGTTTGAAGCAGAGTTTAAGGCTAAGGCAAATGCTGCAAGCCGAAGAACTAGATTAATCAGAAGTCACGGTCATACCTATACTTATGCCAGATATCAAAATACTGGAGAACTGTCAAGAAACTTAAAGCAAGTTAAAAAAGGCGATAAAGTAGTAGTAAACGCAGGGACTAGAGCTAATTATACTAGTGGTTATCATGGTATGTATTTCTTGGTTGAAAAAAAAGGTATGGAAGACGTTAAAACAACATTGAAAAAAGGCGCTAATTATGCTAATTCAATGAAATTATAAAAGTAGAAAGTGGTTTAATTACATTTGATTGAAATTAACAGTAATGGTATTTTTTAATGAGTTTAGATAATTTTAGAAAAAGAGCGATTGTATGGGATACGGTCAATAAAGACTTCCCACAACCAATTCAAGTAATGCAAGGCGACGTCAACGCTAGAACATTGTCAGTTAAAATAATTGATAATGGAGGCGAAATTGATTTGACTGGTCATTCATTAAAACTTACATATCAATATACTAATAGCAGCAATTCAGGCTTTGTTATGATTCCTCCTGAAAACTTAACTAAAGGAGAGTTTATTTTGGTAATTCCTACCGAAATGACAAAACCTGGAGTTATTGAAGCGAACTTGGTTCTTCTCAATGAAGATAAAGAGCAAGTTATCGTCAGTAAGAATTTAACATTTATATCAGATAATTCTACAGTTACAGATTTAGCTCAAGAAGTAAATAATAAGATTGATGATTTTACAAAATTATTATTGGAAAATATGCCACAAGTAATGCGCAGTGAGTTGAATGATTTACATGCTCAAACTGAATCAAATACGAGCAATATTGAGCTTAAAGCTAATCAAACGGATTTAAATAACTTACAAACTACTGTTAATAATCAAGGTATTACAATTTCCGCAGCTGCTCAAGAAACAGAAGTACGTTCGCTGATTTCGCTTTTAGATAATGTAAAGCAAACGAAGAAAGTAGCACGTATCAATTTATTATTAGAACAATATAAAACAAGTGGATATTATCGTCAATACACAAATGGCGAAAAATTGGCTAATACTGACTATGACCTTTTCGACATGGTGCCAGTAAATGCTGATACTGACTACTTTACGGGTATTTCGCCAAATGCACATATTGCATTTTATGACTTTGAACAAAAATATATTTCTGGACTTTTAAAGCCTCAGCCTAACTTTGCAACACCTTCTTCATATTTAAATACATTAGTTGTAAAGGTTCCGACGAAGGCTAAGTACATGTCTTATGCGTGCAATAAAAATGCAACTCAATCAGTTTTTTACGAAAACGATAACCCTATTTTAGACCCTTCTCAGCCAATTTTTGATGGTTTACTACCATTTGAGCAAACCGCAAACCCTCCGCGTGGTATTAAAAAAGTGTGTAATCAAAATATGTTTAACAAAAAAATGGTTGTATCTGAAAGATACTTAGATTCAAAAAATGGTGGACTACCTCATAATGCTAATTATAATGTTTATTTTATGAAAGTAAAACCAAACACAAATTATACAACAAGTGGATTTGTTAATAACCATGATGCCTTTTATGATATATCAGGTAAATTCATTTCATCTGGAAACAAAAGCGGAACAATTACAACACCAGCGAATGCTTTCTTTTGGGGTATATCATTGACTAATACGGAATTGCCTGGGGCTGTTATCTGCGAGGGTAATGTTGCTAAATATAGTGATTTTGGCACAGGTGCCATATTTGAAGTTGTGGACACCGCCGCTCAAATTTTAAATGTTGGAGCTGATAAAAAATTTACTACCATTCAAGCTGCGGTTGATTTTGCAAAAGACGGTGATACTATCCTGATTTCTTCCGGAACTTATCATGAAGCAGTAGACGCCAAGACTAAGCTATTGCATTTTAAGGGTGTTGATAAAAATACGGTAACCCTAGAATACGAAAACGGAGCATACTCGTTGCCACCTTTGGAAATTTCTAAAGGAAGTGTTGAAAATATGACTATCCATGCAATCAGCCAAGCGCAAGTTTCCGGAGAGCCTGGGAAAGCATATTGTTTCCACGCTGACTACGACATTCAAATTGGGCATACCTTGTCTTTTACAAATGTAAACTTCATTAATGATGATTATCAAGTCATTGGCGTTGGATTGAGAAATAACTTTACTCTTGAATTTAATAGTTGTGATTTTTTTACACCGTCCGGAAACAATGCTTTTTATGTACATGATGACCCAATCCGCGACAATTCAAGTAATCAGAATTTGATCGTTAAAGACTGCTCAATCGTTAATAATGGAACTGGTGCGACTATCCACATGCAATCGCAAGAACGTGTCGGGGCAGTTGCTAAGGTAACGTGGCAACGCAATATTGTTGTTAATTTGTCAGGTGGTAAATTAATCGACATGGCAACTTATAACAATGGTTTAGCAAAAGATAAATGGCTCGGCTCGTCTGACTTCGTGTTACAACCAACTTCTGCGCTGAATAATATTCCTCAATTAAATTTTAATTAGGTGGTGATTTATGTTCGATTTCACAACGTTTAGCCAGTTGGTTCAGCAGTAATTAGTTCAATAATAATATATTATTGGAAACGCACTTCATAAAAAAATATAAAAAAAGAAAAGAGAAAAAATGAAATTAGATTACAACTCACGTGAGATTTTCTTTGGTAATGAAGCTCTAATCGTAGCTGATATGTCCAAGGGAAGCGACGGAAAACCAGAGTTCACTAACCATAAAATTGTAACTGGTTTAGTATCAGTTGGCGAAATGGAAGACCAAGCGGAAACTAATAGCTATCCAGCTGATGACGTACCAGACCATGGAGTTAAAAAAGGCGCTACCTTACTTCAAGGCGAAATGGTATTCATTCAAACAGATCAAGCGCTTAAAGAAGATATTTTAGGTCAACAAAGAACAGCGAATGGCTTGGGTTGGTCTCCTACTGGTAATTGGAAAACGAAATGTGTTCAGTACCTTATTAAAGGGCGCAAACGTGATAAAGTTACAGGAGAGTTTATTGACGGTTACCGTGTAGTCATTTATCCAAATTTGAGACCAACAGCAGAAGCTACAAAAGAATCAGAAACAGATTCAGTAGACGGTGTAGACCCTATCCAATGGACTTTGGCAGTACAAGCAACTGCTTCAGATATTTATTTGAATGGAGATAAAAAAGTTCCTGCTATTGAGTATGAAATTTGGGGAGACCAAGCAAAAGACTTCGCAAACAAAATGGAAGCCGGCTTGTTCATTATGCAACCTGATACAGTTCTAGCTGGTGCAATTACACTTGTAGCTCCTGTTATTCCTAATGTAACTACTGCTACAAAGGGTAATAATGACGGAACAATCGTAGTGCCTGACACTTTGAAAGACTCTAAGGGTGGAACTGTAAAAGTAACATCAGTAATTAGAGACGATCACGGAAAAGTCGCAACCAACGGACGACTTGCGCCCGGTGTCCATACCGTAACGTTCTCCGCTAACGGTCATGAAGATGTTACCGCAGGAGTTTCAGTAACTGACCATTCATAAGACTAAAAAAATAACTAAGTAAAGGGATATAAAACAAAATGGCAAAACAATTAAGCACAGCACGTAAGTTTAAAATGATTACAGGTAAAGACCTTTTCCAGCAACAAAAGGCAATGGATACAGAGCTTAAAAAAGAAGACGGAGAAATTACTGATGTAATGGAGTTCGTTCAATATGGTCTATACTTGGCTCTTTTTCAAGATAATATTGTAAAAGCTAAAAGCGACTTTGCAGACTTTCGTACTAGCTTTGAGTTCGATACTGACGGTAAAGGTCTTAAAGAACTCGTCGAACTGTGGCAGAAAGAAATTTAATGAGCTGAAAGGACTGTAAATGATTTTAAAACATGCAATTAGATACTTAGAACTTACTGGTTCGGACTTTATTACAGATTTGAAAGACTTTGCAGACCTACAAAATTCTTTTGTCGCTGGATATATTCCTGATGACTTTACAGAGCAAATGGAGAGCTTTACAGACAAGTTATTGATACTTTGGGTAGATTGTAACGGAGGGATGCAAAATGCCTTAGACGACAAAACAGAGCTTCCTACAACTAACGAGTTAATCAATATCTTCTGTAAAACTGTTTTTATTCAAGAAAAAGAGGAAACGGAAGACGATACAGTCTTCTTTTCTTCTAGTTCATTGATTAAGAAAAAGAAAGATACTGTAAAGGAAAATAAAACCTTAGAACTTTTGACTATTTTAGGCAATAACGAAATTGATATAACACAGTTCATGGAAATGGAACTAGAACTTGTTTATAAATTAATCGAACTTATTGCAGAGAAGAAAAAAGAGGAAAAAGAAAAAGAGAAAAGGCGTAAAAGAAAGGGTATGTAATGGCAAGTAATGCAACGTTTGAGGTCGAGATATACGGTAATACCACAAAGTTTGAGAACTCACTTAAAGGCGTTAATACCGCAATGTCAGGGCTTAGGGGAGAAGCTAAAAACTTAAGAGACGCTCTAAAACTTGACCCCACAAATACCGATAAAATGGCGCAATTGCAAAAGAACTTACAAACGCAGTTGGGCTTGTCACGTGACAAAGCAACAAAATTAAAACAAGAACTTTCTACAGTTGACAAAAGCTCGCCAGCAGGTCAAAAGAAATGGTTACAGCTTACTAGAGACTTAGGCACAGCGGAAACACAAGCTAACAGGCTAGAGGGCGAAATAAAGCAAGTCGAGAGTGCTATTAGTTCAGGATCTTGGAACATTGACGCTAAAATGGATACTAAGGGCGTTAATGGCGGAATTGACGGCATGAAGTCACGATTTAGTGGCCTTAAAGAAGTTGCTGTAGGTGTATTTAGGCAAATTGGTGCAAGTGCTGTTAGTGCTGTTGGTAATGGATTAAAAGGCTGGGTATCTGACGCAATGGACACCCAGAAAGCCATGATTTCATTGAAAAATACAATGAAGTTCAAAGGAAGTGGGCAAGAGTTTGATTATGTAAGCAAATCTATGCAGAAGCTCGCTAAAGATACAAATGCAAATACCGAAGATACTTTAAAACTTTCAACAACGTTCATCGGTTTAGGCGATACTGCTAAAAAAGCGGTCGGCAAAACGGAAGCATTAGTAAAAGCTAACCAAGCATTTGGTGGTACTGGCGAACAATTAAAAGGTGTAGTTCAGGCTTACGGTCAGATGTCGGCAGCTGGTAAAGTTACGGCTGAAAATATTAATCAGCTAACAGATAATAACACAGCTCTTGGTTCAGCTCTTAAATCAACCGTTATGGAAATGAACCCAGCTTTGAAACAATATGGCTCATTTGCTGAAGCTAGTGAAAATGGCGCAGTATCTGTTGAAATGCTAGACAAAGCAATGCAACAACTTGGTAAAGCAGGTGGTAGGGGAGTAACGACCATAAGCGACGCTTGGGATAGTTTCAATGAAACATTATCGCTTGCTTTGCTTCCTACGCTTGACGCTTTAACTCCTATTATAAGTGCTTTGATTGATAAAATGAGCGGTTGGGGCGAAAGTGCTGGTAAAGCTGTAACAAATGTAGTTAAGTATTTCCAAGACTTATTCAAACAGTTACAACAAAATGGTGCGATAACTCAATTTTCTGCTATATGGGATAATCTAAAAAGTGCGTTCGGTTCGGTAATTGGAATTATCGGTAACCTTATAAAATCTTTTGCTGGAGTTGATGAATCTACCGTAAAAAATTCGACTTCTATTGAAAATGTAGCAAACACAATATCTTCACTTGCTAATAAGTTCGCTGATATCACGAAAAAAATTGCTGACTTCATTGGTAAAATTAGTAAAAGCAAGGAAGCAATGGATAATATAAAAGCAGCTTTAGTTGCTTTTGCTGGTGCTTTCGTAGCTTTAAAAGTCATTAATGGAATTGTTAAGGCGATTGAACTTTACAATAACATAGTTAAAATTGGAACAGCTATACAAGGTGCTTTCAATGCTATAATGGCTATAAATCCATTCGTGGCTCTTGGCATAGCGATCACATCCATTGTTGCTGGTTTAGTTTATTTCTTTACTCAAACTGAAACAGGTAAAAAGGCTTGGGCTAGTTTCGTGGACTTCTTGAAGAGTGCATGGGACGGTATAGTTTCATTCTTTAGCGGTATTGGTCAATGGTTTGCTGATATATGGAATGGGGCAGTTGACGGAGCAAAAGGAATCTGGCAAGGTTTAGTTGATTGGTTCCACGGAATTGTACAAGCTATCCAAGACATTTGGAACGGGATAAAAACATTCTTTACTACCTTATGGACAACTGTTATTAGTGGCGTTCAATCTGCATGGGGCGGAGTAACTGGCTTCTTTGGTGGAATATTTAACGCTGTAAAAGAAGTTGTGTCATCAGCATTCAGCGCTCTTGGTGAATTTGCTTCAAATGCTTGGGACTCAATAAAAAATGTATTTAACGGAGTCGGTAACTTCTTTGGTATAGTATTTGACGGTGCTAAAAATGCAGTTAGCGGAGCATTCAACGCTTTTGGAAATTTCGCTTCTAATGCTTACAACTCAATAAAAAATGTATTTAATGGTATTGGTGGCTTCTTTAGTAATATATTTGGAGGAGTAAAAAATACAATAGATAACGTTCTAGGTGGTGTACAAAACACAATTAATAATATCAAAGGTTCAATTGATTGGGTTTCAAAAAAAGTTGGCGGACTGTTCAAAGGTTCTATGGTAGTGGGCTTAACAGATATCAATTTATCTTCTAGCGGCTACGGTCTAAGCACTAACAGCGTATCAAGCGACAACAGAACGTATAACACATTTAACGTGCAAGGTGGTGCTGGTCAAGACGTTTCTAACTTAGCACGAGCAATCAGACGAGAATTTGAATTAGGGAGGGCTTAATGGTAAGACAGTATAAAATACATACCAACTTAGACGGAACAGACGATAAAGTTTGGGACGTTACAAATGGAAAAGTTAGATTTTATCAGCCCTCTAATTTAGGGTTAGAATCAACTAATAATATCTGGCAAAGTAATGGTATTGGAGTAATGGGGACACGCTCAATTACTCAACCACAAATAGAGTTTAAATTAGAAACGTTTGGTGAAAGTTTAGAAGAAAATTATCGGTTAATGAAAGACTTTATAAACGATATTCTTAACCAAAAATTCGTTACACTTGAATATCAAACAGAGATTTTTCAGGTGTATGCTGATTTAGCTTTAGCAGATGTCACAAAGACAGAGGGTTACGGTAAGAACGGAACTTTCAGCGAAAAGATAACTTTCGATATAATTACAAAGTGGTATACTTACGAAAATTTAACTTTTGAAATGATTCAAAATGGTAAAGTTATTGCTGGAAAGTCTAAAATTTATGGTGGAACAGCACCAGGAGACTATAAGTATATCAAAGGAATTTCTTACACTTATTATGGAGAAAGTAATATAGACCGTTTAAGCCGGTGGGACATTAAAGATGAAATATTTAGTTTTATGGGGATATTATATCCTCAACTTCCTAAGACACCCACTGGAGTTAGATTTTTAGACGATATTGGAAATGAATATACTGCAATTGCATTTAAGACGGAAGAATTACAAGACTACATTTTAATAAATACAGATGTAAATGACGAAACTTATCAAGGTTGGAAGGGGACAACTGCTATAAATTTATTCCCTGTAATGGACTTTGAGCGATACAGAACTCGTATAATTGAAAAAGGTCAAATGGAGCTAATCAACCTTACCAAGGCAGAGTTTAAAGTTAAGAGAAAGGCGGACTTCGTTTAATGTTAGAAGCCAATGTATATGATAACTTTAATCCTAACTATTACAATATATCTGATTTCAGCATGCCTAATGGTAAAAAAGAAAAAAGAGGCCTTCCAATACCAAAGGCAAGATGTCAAGTTATTAATTATGAACTGTGGGAAACAGGTTATCTTTACACTTCGTCAGCTACATTGACAATTTCGGTAGAAGTTGGCGATATTATTCAAATTCTTTTTCCTGAAGTTATTCCAATTGAGGAGGCTCTAGGTAAAAAAAGAAACTTAAATTTAGATATGGTTTATCTTGTAACAAGTGTAGATGAAAGCAATAAAGCCACATTAAAGAACTATTTTTGGGCAATGATTGAAAGCATTGACGTTCCGAACGCAATAACTAAAACGACAAACTCCGCTATCATTGACTATCTAATTGACCCTAATAAAAATAATTTAATGAGTTATGGTTATTTCCTTAATTCAACTATCTTTGCAGGAAAGGCTACAATCAACCGAAAAGCAGAAACTTCATCAGCTCATGACGTAGCTAAACGGATATTTTCTAAGGTTCAATTTCAACCAACTACAACAATTCAACACGCTTCATCTGAAACAGACCCTAGAAACTTGTTATTCATTAACTTTGCTTCTAGAAAATGGAATAGAGATAGAATTACGACAAGGGTAGATATTAAGCAAAGGGTGACAATGGACACGGAAACAATAGTAGAACGTTCAGCTTATAATTTCGCTGTTGTATTCGTTAAAAATAAGGAAGCAGACGACTATACAGACCCTCCTAAAATGTACACAGCAAAAAATAATGGAGATGTCATTGACTATAGCACTTATGGCGGAGACGGAACAGACTTGCCAGAAGTAAGGGTGGCTAAAACATTATTTTATGATAGAGATGACCACGGAAACCCTCCTGATATCTCAACCATTAAAGCAGAAATTTCTCCCTCTACGATAGTCACAAGGTTAATCTTTAATCAAAATGAACTTTTGCCTTTGTATGTTAATGACTTGGTTGATATATGGTACGAGGGTAAACTATATTCAGGTTACATAGCAGATAGAGTTAAAACAGAGTTCAATGATAGACTTGTCTTTATAGAAAGTGGAGATAAACTAAATGTTATATGAGTATGTAGCTACTTATGGCGACAAATATAGAATAGATAGCTTCACAGGGTACAGAGAGCTACGGAAAGACCATTTAGAACTATTGTCTGGTAAAGTATACTATAATAGCGAAAACACGCTTAGAATCGAAACTACGCTCTTGTACGAAGTTGGTCAATTTGTATCAATTGGTGGTTATCCGTATGGCGGTAGGAAATTTAGATTATTAGAATTATCAATTACTGATAACCCAGTTTTAGATAAAGCGAAGATAATTTCAAGAAAGGTTAAAAATGACAATTAAAAATTTCACGTTCTTCAGTCCAAATGGTACAGAATTTCCAGTCGGTTCAAATAATGACGGAAAGTTATACATGATGTTGACCGGAATGGACTATGGAACAATTAGACGAAAAGACTGGTCAAGGCCATTAAATACAGCCCTTAACGTGCAATATACTAACACTTCAATTATTGCTGGCGGTAGATATTTTGAACTATTAAATGAAACGGTGGCTTTAAAGGGCGATTCTATTAATTATATTCATGCAAATATTGACTTAACGCAAACTGCAAACCCTGTAAGTTTATCAGCAGAAACCGTAGATAATAGCAATAGGGTTGACTTGAATAATAGTTCTGGTGTCCTAAAGGTTTTGATTGATATTAGAACAACTGACGGACTAGGTGTCATTAGTGCTAAAGCACCTGATAACGTAACATATTTAGATGAAGTTGTTATAAATAGCATTTCAACAACATCTGGGTCACTTAGTATAGGCAACGGAGTCACTCTTAACTGGCAAAAAAAAGCTGACATAGTAGAAATTAAGTGGTCAGGAATACTGACGAATATTAATGTTGGAGCGGCCTTTGCAGTAAAAGCACCACACCAAATTATTCCAAAAACCACAAAAGAATTAGTCGGACACTTTTCTGGCACATCAAATTCTTTCCATATTGACTTAGAGCCTGACGGAACATTTAAGTGGTATGGAGATAATAAATCGAATGGATATTATATTCGTGGTACTGCTATGTATTTCATCAAATAACAAAATAGAAAGCGAAACAAAATGGTAACTAGAATGATTTTAATAAATATCTTAATTTTAGCGATTCTTTTCGCTACGTGGGTCAAAGATAGAGAAGCGATGAGCCCACCTTTCAAACGTAGACTTGTGATTGATTTGACGGTGATCTTCGCGCTATGGGTTTTATATGCAGTCTTTTACTTTACACAAACACCCTCAACTTCTGATATCGCTAAAACAGTGATTAACGTAGGCTTGTTGTACTTCGTAGGACAATTTATTTACTTAATCGCAAAAATTAGCCCTATGTTTGACGGTTTGGTTAAACTTATGAAAAAGAATGGTGTAAGTGTTCCTGAAGCGGAAGCAGAACAAACGGAGGATAAAAAAGAATGAATATAACTAATGCTGGTGTACGTGGGCATAATCCTACTGGGGTTGTAATTCACAATGACGCTGGTTCAAATGGCGCTAACGCTGGCTTCTATAATAACTGGCTACCTACTCATAACCCTGAAAATGGCTTTGCTCATGTTTATATCGCTTCGGACGGACGTTTACAGGCTTCTGACTTTAGTAATATGGCATGGCATTGTGCTAACTCATACGGTAATGCAAACTACGCAAGCTGGGAAGTGTGCCAATCAGAGGGCGATTTAAATCAGTTCTTGAGGAATGAACAAGCGGTACTAGATGACGTAGCTAAGTATATGAAACAATGGGGACTAACTCCTAATCGTGATACTGTGAAGCTACATCAGGAGTTATCATCTACTTCATGCCCTAGACGTTCCGTAGAGGCACATGGTGGCACGGTAGAAAGCTGTCGCTCATACTTTATCGCAGAACTAAATAAGCGCCTTACAGGCCAAACTAGCGCAACAGTAAACAATACAGAATTAGAGGACGACGATTTAATGAAATTTACATATCAAGTTAATACAAAAGACGGAAAACCAGCTGGCGGAGTATCCTACTTCAATGGAACAAAAGTAATTGGCTTCACTAATGCCGACCAATGGACTATCGTTAAACAAATTTATAAAGATACGACAGGAAAAGACCTTAAACATTATGTTTGGAATGAGGGTGCTCCTTGGCACTTGCGTTTCTTACAAGCTAATAACATCAAAGTTGAAATGGCACCGAACAAATAAAAAAAGACAGCTTTATAGCTGTTTTTCTTTTGTAAATGAAGATATCCTACTTTCTATTTTTTAATTTACTATTTTATTTGCGTAATGACCTTTTTGTGCTTCAGTTGCTTACCTGATTAATAGCTTCAATAATATTATTACCAGCATTTATTAGAATTTCATCACTTACAGTTACATTCTTTCTTGAAAATAATTCGTTCTCAATCTTCATAAAGTGCATTGCTTTAGCTAAAAATTGAGCAGATGACTCATAATATAATGTTTCTAGCTCATCATCTGAAAGCTGTGTTAAATCATCATTAGCAAAAGTTGTTAGTTTTCGCTTAATCTCTTTGCCATTGTCATCTTCTTCTATAAAAAAATGTTTCATCTATTCATTCCTTTAATTTCAAATTTTTCAATAATATACCGTTTAGAACCAAGTTCAAAGCTGACTAGATAAATATTGAAATAGTCTTTATTATCCAAGTCATTGGCAATCCTTCGTGCTGTTAATCGTGGATATTTTGAGCTATTAATTTCCCGTGTGTATTCGTGTAATATCATTTCATTGCCTCCCTTTGCATTTTACGCTTCAATCGTTGCTTATACAGGTATTCTTTGCTTGGCTTTAAGCTATATAATAACTCATCTAATAAGTCAAAGGCTTCTCCGTGATCACCTACATCGTCAATTTTTTTAAGTGTAAGCTCGTGCATTTCATCATCATTGAAAAACATAGTGAGATAAGGGAATGCTACGGTATTCGGTAGGCTCAAGCGTGATTTAGTTATTCTTATGTTAGGGTATTTGCCTGTTTCAGCTTTAACTTTTAGCTCAAACTGATTTATTGAGATACCTTGTTCTTCTAGCTTGCTAGTGATTCTTTCATATAATTCTTCGTTTGTCATTTTGCTATAACCTCAATTATTTCTGTATGCTTTTTAACTTCATATCTTTGTTCTTCTGGAAGCAATTCATTCCATTTTAAAGCCTCTTTTTTATTATAAAACTTACGTGATTTAATTTCTTTTTCCAATATCCAAGATACTGTGTAGTATGTAAATTCATCTTTCATTATCCAATTACTCCTGTCTTTATATTTAGTCTTTGCTGACTTGATAAGTGATATAAATTGCACCACTTACAGTAATAAGATCTAACTGGTATCTTACCAGCTTTCTTTTTATTATGTTGGGCATTTACTATTGAATATAAAGCACCCATTTTTGTGTATTTGCGTTTTTTACACATATTATTCACTAGCTTTCTTAATCATTGCTTGCTTATAAGCCATAATCGTTCCGTCAAACATAGCACTTTGGATTTCTCCTTGTTTAATAAACCCTTTTTGTTCTAATTGAATTACTTGTTTTGTTAATCCTTTTAATGTAAATGCTGTTGCTACTTTAATTTTGTCCTTAGGTTTTCTGTTAAATAATTTCATTTGTTTTTTTCACCAAAACTTTCTATTTTCGTGTCTTCGTAATTAATTATCAAAAACACTCCATTCATTTATCGTAAATAATTCAAAGCCATTTAGCTTACTTTGTTTTTCAATTTCTACTTGGTTTCTATCTAGGTCTGTCAGCAGTTCAATTACAGGTCTACCATTATCAAGCCACCTGATGACTGTATTAGCTTTAAGACCGAAATACTTAGCACATTGAGCCTTACAGCTAAAGTGTAGTTCTTCTTCCGTCATAGGGTTATAAGCTACTACCTTTATAGCTTTTTGCATTTCCGTTATTTAACCTCCTTTTCTATAAAACTATGATATCAAATTACTTTATATTTGTCAAAAATAAACTTTAGATTTCTTCAATAAATTCTAAGTATCTTTCATCAATCGCTTTTATTTCTTCTTTGAACCCTAGGAAGAGGAACTTTTCCCCTAGCTCGTTTTTAAAAGAGTTCAAATATCCTTTTTTGTTGTTCATCAATTTAACGTTGTATTTTTTCATTTCTGTCTCCTTTACTTCTATAACCCTAATTGTATCAAAAAAAGCCAATGCTGTCAAACATTAACTTTTTTTAATTATTTTATTCCTTCCCAGCGTTCAAAATCATCAGCTAGTTCTTGTATAAAGCCCATAATATCGTCAGTAGTGTACTCTGTAAGCTCATTCTCGTTACTTAAGTTAGCAAGTTCCTTGGCATAGTCTAAAGCCTTATTATGGTCCTTATCGTAGCTTTCACCCTCTTTCTTGCCAGCTCTTACTAGATACTTCAATACCTGCATTGTATTCCAGCCCACAAGCTCTTCGTAGTTAAAATTATGTTTCAAGTATTCGTTAAGTTCTACACCGTATTTGTTGACATAGTGCCGATTTTCTTTAAAATTCATTAGATATTACCTCCAAGCCATGTAATAAGCAATATTGCAAGCATGCCTACCCAAGTTATAGCGATAAGTGTAAAGGCAACGCCTGCAACTATCATTAAAGTTTTTACTGTATCTTTCATTTTATCTATCCTTTGCTTTCTTCTGTTAGTGGAATCCAGTCAGGAAATTTACTTTCAATATGTTCAATTGCCTGTTCCGTCCATTCATTAATACCTAAAAATTCCATTGCGTCTTCGCTGTGTGGTATAACATTTACTTCCGAAAAGCCAATTGGGTTGTCATCGCTGTTTTGAATGAAATAAACTTGTTTTACAGCCATTTTCAATGCGTCACCGTGAATAATTACACCGTTCATTCCTCTAATCGCAAAGGCATGAATCAAGAATGAAATAGCTTCATCTGATAATTCTAACGCTTGATACCAATAGTTACTTGGCAAATAGCTAAAAAAATCTGTATTCATTCGGTCATCTTGCCATTTTTGAATGATTAGAGTTCCTGTTCCTGCTCCAGTTAAATCAGCACCTCCAGAACCACCTACAAGCAACGCTGTGAGCTTACCAAGTTCATCTGGTGTATAATGCTGTCCTTTTGCTGAAACGGCTGAATGATTCATAAAATAGTCCCTAAAGAAATCAACTCCCATGTCATGGTGGATATTTAAGATTTTAGAGTAAAATTCTTCACGTCCTTTTTTATCAAAAACAAGTTCTTGAATTCGATTTGTGAAATTCATATGTTCATCAACATTGAGCATGTCATAGAATTGCTTTTCAGTAATTGTCATCTCTGCACCTCTTTCATAATTACATTCTATCAAATTGTTTTTACTTTGTCAAACATTAACTGTTTTTAACCATAAATAATTTCTCACATTTATCATTTCTTGTTCCAATTCCCATAGTGCTATGTGCTTTGTCAAAAGAATAAACAACTTCAAAACGTTCGTCTGAAATTGAATAACTTGAAATTATCACGATATTACTTTTTGACATTTCAAATGCCCAGTCATAAAACTCTTGACTATCGAATGAATTGATATAGCCTTTTTGGTGACTTCCTTCATAAGGAGGGTCAAGATATAGAATAGCTCCAGAAACTTCGCCAAAATCGTGATAACTTTTATTCGTTGCTTTCACTTCGTCAAGTTGTTGAAGTTGTTCAAGTTGTTGAAGTTGTTGAAGTTGTTGAAGTTGTTCAAGTTGTTGAAGTCGTTGGAGCTTAACAATCGATCTCTTATATGTTTCTGTCTGTTTATAACCACCAAAAACGTCATGATTTCCAATTATTTCTTTAGCTAGATTATATTTTAAGTCTGAAATTTCTTTAGAATACATATAGCTTTTCTTTTTATTACCGAAAGAGTTAATCAGCAACTTCAAAAAGTCGTCTGTCGTCTTGTTTTCTTTCGCCTTAATCTCGGTAAACTCTGTACGTGAAACAATAAGGGTTTTAATCCACTCACGGTCTTGCGAAATAACTCGTTCAAATGCGTTGGTTATATCCTTGTCTAAGTCGTTATAATGGACTTCTAAGCCATTTAAAATACATTCGGCTGTAATTGCTCCGCCACCTCCGAAGATGTCGTATATCGGCTCATCTGTGCCAAAGTTCTGTTTGATAATTTCAACTATTTTCTTGCTTATCTTTTTCTTACTTCCTTGGTATGGTAGTCCGATTGGTTTACCTTTTCTGATTTTCTTCTCGTCTAACTTAAGCATTAAAATTCCTTGTCTTTCTAGTTTGGTAAAATTTATTCCAGTTTTCTATAAGTTCCAGCAACTTAGGTTCATCATATTCAGTAAACAGTTCAATATGTGATGTACACCAGCAATGTAAACAGCGACTGCAGCTATAACAGATATTCGTGTATCCTCTACAATCTTTGCAAACTCCTAAACCGTCACTCATTGGAATATCGAAGCAATGGCAATATTTTTTATCATTTAAGTATTTACTTTTCATTGTTACCTTTCTAGTTTAATTATATACTATTATAAGCTATTTCTTTTTAATTATCAAGCGAAAAGTGCTATAGACCACTAATAAAATAATTGTTATTATAAACAGCGGTGGGATAAATACAGTTACAGCAAACCAAACAATAGAAACTAAAGTGTAGATCATGATTTTAAGTATTAGTTTACCAGCAGGAGTTTCTTGAAAGGTTATATCCTCATCTAATGATGAATCATCTTCTTTTGAATTACCGTAAAATACTTTGTCTTCATTTACTTCGTACTGATTGCCGCAATAATCACATTTACCATTAGTAAAGTCGGAAGCCCCGCAGGTTTGGCATTGCATTAAATTCATTTTATTACCTCTATTATACGCCCTTTTAGTTTATAACCTTTCCTATAATTTTCTGAAACTGATTGATGTGCAACTCCGACGTATTTAGCTAAATCGCTGAAGCTTCTAAACTCTCTATTATTCCATAATACTTTTTTATCATGAAATCTTTTTACATTTTCTGCTTGTGTTACATACTCTAAATTATTCAAGTTGTTGTTTTCTTTATTTCCGTCTATATGGTCAACGGTTAAATCACTTTTACCGTAAAAAGCTAACATAACAAGTCTATGAACATACATATCTTTACCTTTTACGGATACCCTTAAATAACCAGTTTTTGTTTTTGTTAACCCAGTTAATTTACATTTGTTTTTCGTTTCTATATAAATTTTTCCGTTTTCAAGGACTATTAAATTATCTATTTTTTTGTATCTCATCTATTTACTTCCTTTCGTTCTAATCAGGTCAACTAATGCAAAAAAAGCATATAGTCCAATTCCGACTAGTGCTATTATAATAACTTTACCAATTATTGATTCTATATTCATTCGTATCTGTCCTCTGTAAGTCTATCCATGTTACCACCGGCGATTAGTCTATCAATTTCACATTGATTAGTCCAAAATTCTAAGTGTCCTAGTTCAAAATCTGCATTAACTGAGATAAAACCATTTTCTAAAGTTTCCATTGAGTTGATTTTAATTAATTTGTTTTCCATTGTTGTTTCTCTCTTTCTTAACTTTATATATTGATTATATCAAAAAAACTCTAAGCTGTAAAGCCTAAAGTTTTATATGATATTATTTTTCTTTTAATTTATTCTTGAACCAGATGATTCGCTCTTTGAACCAAGCGTCAACCCCTTCAGGACGTAGCCATTTACCTTGCTTCACTCCGTTCTTTTCCATGAACTCAATCACTTTAGCTGGAGTTTCTGGTTCGTCCCACATATTATATTTTGCTGAATGGTATTTACTAAACATTTCAAGCGTTTCGATGTAGCTATCTTTCAAAAGTTCCGTATCAAGCAATTTTTGGGCTTTCTCTGCACGTTTAGCAAGTCGTTCGTTAGCTTGTTCCAGTTGCTCCTTTTGTCGCTGTAAGCTCAAGTTATGATTGATGTAAGCAATCTGCTGTGCGTGTCGTCCAAGTTTGCCTTGCGTATTAAGCTCGATTAGCTTAGCCATTCCCTCGCCAAGAATTTCATCAGCCACAAAGTTATATTTATATTTTTTATTTGTATTGCGTACATAGTTGTCAAGTGTTTGCTTGATTTTAAGTTTTTTGTGTAGTTCTCTTAATGTTGTCAATTTAATACTCCCTCATATATTTTACCAAACTTTAAAGCGTTAATTTTAACTAACTGTTTCAAGTCTGATATGAATTGCTGTTCTCCGTCAAAGTCAAATGGCATTGATACATTTTCCTTTATCCAAGTGAAAGCTCCGTCAAAGTCTTGTTTAAGTAAGCTCATTTTATCAACGATGTCGATAATTTGTTCTCTCTCTTCTGCTGTGTACATGTAACCAACTTTCCACTAGAAAGGTAAATCTTCCGTATTAACTTCAATCGGTTCAGAACCACCAAATAAGTCCTGTTTAGCTTGTGCTTGCTTTCCATTATCATTAGAGATAAATACTTTTTCAACCGTAGGGAAAACAAAGTTATAGTTTACGTATTCACCTGATTCTTTAGCTTGTACACGACCGCTGATCGTTACTATGTCCCCTAATTGAATGAAGTCAGGTAAGAACGCTGAACCGTAAGCAACTTTTACATTAGATCCCTTTTCTTTTTCAAACAATGGAACTGAAATAATTTTCTTGTCGCCTTTTGCTGTGTTTACTGTTCGAGTATT